TTTATTAACATCACCAATGAGAGAAGCTTCGAATTTTATTATATCCTTCCTAGAGTCAAATATAGGTGTTTCATTGTTTCCAACAACGCAAGACTCTATAAGAGATCTCTTGAAGAATCCTTGACTGTCTCTAGTAAAACAAGCCCCATATTCCATTTGATAAATACCAGCATGAACGGTAGCTTTTGATCGTGCCACTTGGTCAGCATCCATAAACCCAACTGGTAAGAGTTCATAAGGCATTCGTATTATAGAGTATTGACGCCAATCAAATGTGTCTGGCGGCTGTTCTCCACCAAATACCTCAGTTAGTTTTGCTATATTACCACGACTTTTTATTATTGATTTCCATTTCTTCCAATATGTGGCAAAGTGATTAAAGTCATAGTATGCTGTACCAGACAATATAATTTGATTGTCTTTTATTTCTGGATTCTCTTCTTCTGTTTCTATTTCTATACCTAATTCAGCCGCCTTCTTTTTTGCAGACATTCTCTTAACATTTTGTACAGGATCAGCACTAACAGCAGCAAAGCCTGCGACCACATTTTCAAATATATCCCTAGGAATAGAAGCAAACTCGTCTGCAATAATATCGTTAGCACGTTGACCTCTAATCTTTTGACCATCACCTAATGGTAAGCATGTTATAACACTCTCATTAATTCTCATGGTGCATCTATCAACATCTCTAGTGGGACCACTATTACTATCGCACATATCCCTTAATAACGGGGCATTACGCCATATAGTTTCCATATATTCAAAAAGAACTTTTGATTGTCTAAATGCTGCACCGACTATGACAATCTTTCTTTTGGGTAATAACATTCCACGAAGTATAGAATAAAGGGCTAATTTAAATGATTTTCCAAGACCTCGACTACCAACAAGCATAGGGAATTTTCTATTCCAAAGTTCATTGATTATGAGAGACTGAGATGGAAGTAGTTGAATATTCAATACTTGATGACATAAGAATGGCAAATACTCTGGCCTACTCATAAGCCAAGATAGTTTGAGATGAAAATCGTCTTCAGAAGGATTTAAGATAGACATTGGATTAAAAATGTCTGTTTCTATGACATCTAATCCAAGCCAAGCTTCATCTATAATTTTTAACTTATCTTTTTTCATTCTGTGAAATGCCAGTTCTTCAGAATAGAATCAGCAAAACCATAGTATACCGCTTCTTCTGCATTTAGATACCAATCACCTGACTTTAACTTTCTAATAAGATATTGGCGAACCTGTTTGACGCTTGGCTTCTTTCCAAATTTTTCATAGAAGAACTTTCCTTCTACGCATCTTCCTGCATATATATTAAACATTGTATCAGCAGTTCTTCTCTCGTAATCGGCTTGATTCATAGCACTAAGATAGTCAGTATTTACATCAGTAGAACCATAATGAGACATAAAATGAGAATTCGGAGTCATATATCTGTAATCTGCGGCTTGCATAAAAATGCTACTCATAGATTCTGCTTGACCATAAATAATAATAGTAACATATGATCTACACATCTGTATGGCATCGTAAATAGCCATTCCATCAGCCCATTCACCACCAATACTATGACAATGAATAGTTATGTTAGCATTACTTCTCATATCTAACGCCCTCAAGTTCTTAATGAAGGTATTAGACATTCTGTATTCGACGCCGGGGTTTTGGTTATCTTCAGCATGATAATGATTATGAAGAAATATTTCCCTTGTGGCAATATTAGCTCCGTAGTCATGAAAATCTTTCAATAGTTCTGGCTCAGACATCATTTTTTCCTCCCTATTGTGTACATTTCATTAACTCTTTTTAAGATGCTACTAACTGCAAGAAATGCATTGTATTTATTGCCACAAAACAAAATTTGTACGTTATTGTATAGTTGAAATTCAAATAAGCATTTTAACATATACTTTCCAGTGATCTTTAATGATGCTTTGTTCTTAACTGGTATTCTAGTTTCATCTGGAAATTTTATTAGATCTTCCAAAGAAAATTCTAAGACAATAAATTTGTGTGGGAATGGGGTCATTCTTTCTATTTCAGCAAGGAAAGCGTGTTTCTTTTGTCCTAGATTAACCGCCAATTCCTCGACGCATCCCTTTCGTTCTATACATATCTTGTCTTCCATACCTTTTATTGAATAGTCACCAGTATCAAGCTTTTCTTCCACCATCCCGGCGCAAGTATTGAACTCACTAAAGAAATAACCATCTTGCTCTCTAGTGTCTTTTATTACGGTAAATGGTGGTGCTACTTTATATGTCATCGACTATAGTCCTAAATAGATTTTCGTACTGGTGTTCATATCCCTTAATAGAATCATGGCACTTTCTACATAATGTTATACCATTGGAGACTTCATATCTTAACGAGCTTGCTCTAGACCATTTTTTAATGTGATGAACCTGTAAAGAAGCTCTTTTTCCACATCCCGGCATCATACACCTTTTTTTATCTCTTTTAAGAACAGCTTTTCTAAACTCTGAATATGCGGGATCATCGTAGTTTCTTTTCATAGTAAATAAATCTTATCTATTCTTGACTTTCGCCTAATTTCTCTACAAACTATTCTCATTTCTACTGATGGATTTTGGTTGATAATTATTTTTATAAGATCATTGATTACTTCAAAACAGGCATCATCTGGATCGGTAGCATTAACAAATATAGTTGGAAATGGGCTATTATACGATTTAAGAAATAAATGTCTTATTCTGCTAAACACATTTGATATGTCGAGCATTATTCTGTAAGTTTTCATTTATTTTGTCTTCTATCATGAGCTTAATAAGACCATTTAAATCATATTTTGGTTTCCATCCAAGTTTTGCTTTGGCCTTGGTCGATCTTCCTCTTAGGTAATCTACTTCTGCTGGTCTATAAAACTGAGGATCTATTCCAACATAATTACTCCAATCGTAAATACCAAAATAGCCAAAAGAAGCATCTAATAAATCACGAATAGAGTATGTATTCTCTGTACATATAACATAGTCATCTGGTTCATCTTGCTGTAGCATTAGCCACATTGCCTCAACATAGTCGCCAGCATATCCCCAATCTCTGTATGCATCCAAATTGCCTAACATTAGTTTTGGAAAAGTTACATCATTATATATGATTTGATTGTCTGATGACTGAATATATTCAGAACTTACAATATTAGTATCTTGTATCCACTCTACAAAAGACACCACCCAATTTACCACTTTTTTAGTAACGAAGTTGTCTCCGCGTCTTGGGCCTTCGTGATTGAAAAGTATTCCGCAACTACCATGAATTCCGTATGCCTGACGATACAAGCCAACAGCATAATGTGAGGCACATTTGGCAACAGCATATGGAGATTGTGGTAAAAATCTAGTATTTTCATCTTGATACTTTGTACCATCCCTGTCAATATCGTAAGCTCTACCAAACATTTCACTAGAGGAGGCTTGGTAAAATCTACTTCCAAGCATCTCCAAATCTACCATAGTCTGCAATATATTAAGACATCCTTTGCCCGTTATATCCCAAGTAAGGGAAGGCTGAGTGAATGATGTTCCAACGTGAGACTGAGCGGCGAGGTTGTAGACTTCATCTACGTGTTCGTTATTCCTAAAAAGATTAAGAACACTACTAGAATCGGTTATGTCCCCCTCGACTAGATGGAACCTAGAATGGTTCAATATATGCTTTATTCTTTTGGTATTATCTACGCTTGAACGTCGAGTCACCCCTATTACATCGTACCCCTTATCTAACAAAAGGTCCGCTAGGTGACTACCATCTTGTCCTGTTATTCCAAATATTATAGCTTTCATGCTTTACCCTTGTATTCTTTCCAATAATGTCCAAGTTTCATTGGAACCTTAGTTGTTACGCTAGTCCCAACATAATCAAAGTCTTGTCTGTCAATTAATCTAAAATCTAGACTCACACGACTAAAACCGGTTTTATTTTCTTTATTACCATGATTCAAGTTTGCGCCATCCCATATATAATACTCTCCAGCGTCGGCATTCATTGGAGAATAATCGCCCTTGTCTTCTTCGCTTTCTGCCCAGATGGTATTAGAGTCAAAAGCTTTAGTTAATGGGAGATATATATTTATTTCTTTATTTGAATGGTTATAAGTTTTATCTTTGTGCCATTTTGCAACAGCTATGTTATTAGGTATTTGAACTCTGAATGTTGGTTTAGACTGATAAACCATATTTTTTCCTTTAAAATGCTCTTGAATCAAATATTCAATAAAGCTATCATATACTTTTAAAAACTCGGAATTATCCTGTTCATAGAGTTTGTAAAATATTTTATGAAAAACAGTAGTTTGATCTTGACTAGGATCAGTTGGTATTCCAAGATCTGATTCTAAAATAGAATGTATTTGATCTAATTCTTTTATATTGAAAACGTCTTGAACAAGACCTATGAGATTATAGTTATTAACATTATATTGATATTTGTTCATCTTAATTCCTAAAAAATAAGTTATTGTATTTTGATATGTTACCCCAATAATCATTGTTCTGCTGATAATCATGATAAAAACAATCAAAGTGAGATGTAAAATGTCTTCCATGATTAATATGAATATTTGGATTAGGTGCTTTGTATATTTTGAAACTGTATTTTATGCTATCTGACCAATGCGGTTCTAAAGATCCAGCATTTCGCATTAGTGCATTGGGCAATATTTTTAAAAAATGGTTTAGAGCAAAATCAAATTTCATTGTGATTTGACTAGTTGGCTTATCATTCTGTCTAACAGATTGAAAGCCCTCTTGTCTCATGCCCATGTAATTTGTGTTTATTATGTAATCTTCATCGAAATGATTGTAATCAAAATATCCTTCAGCGTATAAAACATCGTGTTCTAAAAAACTAACATATTCATAATTTTTTATTGTTTGAGCAGTAAACAATAATTGTAATATTTGTAATACTTGATTTAGATGTGATCTAGATTGAGATGTTGAAATTATTTCTAAGAATGGATTTTCTGGCTCTGGCCACCACATGTTTGTTATTATATCTGCTTTATTTAAGGCTGCTTTTTCTATTGATTGTAGCGATGCTAAAATGCATGGTTTTATGTTTGAATCAAAGTTATCTGAATAAAAAATTCCTAATTTTTTTATATCGTTTTGTGGAAATATTAGCATAGTATTTTCTTG